ACACGCAAGAAATATAGAAGTTAATAATACAAATATGATATTAGATATTTGTACATTACTTTACAAAAAAGGTTATAGTGATATAACTATGGTTGTTGGTAGTGATAGAGTAAGAGAATTTGATACAATAATTAAAAAGTATAATGATGTTAAATCAAGACACGGTTATTATAACTTTGATAGTATTAATGTTGTATCTGCTGGCGAAAGAGACCCCGATGCCGACAATGTATCAGGTATGTCAGCAAGTAAAATGAGAGCAGCTGCTTCAAGTAATGATATTGGTAGTTTTAGAAAAGGATTACCAAGAGGTGTTGACGCAAATGCTATAATGAAACAAGTTAGACAAGGTATGAATCTAGCCGCTCAATACACAGGCGAGACTAGAGAAGTTGTACCATTTAAAGACTTTGAACACCAACAAATTAGAGATTTATATATTAGAGATATGATATTTAATGTAGGTGAACAAGTCAATTATGTCAAAGAAGATATTGAAGGCAAAGTAGTTAGAAAAGGAACTAATTATATTGTACTAGAAGATAAAAATAATAATTTACATAAAGCTTGGATATGGGATTGTGTACCTGTATCGGCTGACAGAGAGGTAGAAGTGCGAGAATACAATACAGATGTTGATTATGGTTTTACAGCCGTATCAACAATAGAAGAAGATTTAGACGCTCAACCACAAGATAAAGATGTTAAGAAAAAGAAAGGTACTCAACCTAAAAAATATTACAAAGATTTATCAAAAGGTGAAAAAGAAAAAAGAGCAGACTATTTTAAGAGTAAAGATACTACAAAGAATGATAATAGACCAGCACCAGGCGATAAAGGTGCTAAAACTAAACCAAGTATTCATACTAAAAAATTCAAAAAAATGTTTGGTGAATTTAAAAATGAGTTAGTCAATAGAGTAAAAGAAAGTACAGATATTGGTAATGACTATTATAAACATACGTCAACCATAACACCAGGTGAACCAGATTATCCAGGTTTTGAAAACCCTACTTACAAACCATCACAACCTGGTAGTGGTGATAACCCTAAAGTTAAGAGAGTTAAAGGGTTTCTTGAAAGAGAGACAGACAAACCATCAGAAAAAGATGTAAAAGAATGGGCGGCTACAGAGTCCACAATGAATAAATATAGGGAACGATACAAAGAACAATGGGAAGCGAAGCTAAAAGAGGCTGTCGCTAAAATGATAGAGAAAGTTTAATGACTAAAAAAGTTAGAACATTTAAACAATATGACAATATTGACAAAGCCTGTGAAGATGTAATCTATGAACACGAATTAGAGGGCATTGAAGAGGCAATACACCAAGGTAAAAAGGTCAAACTTAATGACCCAATACGAGGTGGTAGTAAGAAGTTTTACGTCTATGTAAGAGACGGAGATAAAATTAAAAAAGTATCGTTTGGCGACACAACAGGATTGAGTATTAAAAGAGACAATCCAGAAAGACGTAAATCTTTCAGAGCAAGGCATAATTGCGATAATCCTGGTCCAAAAACAAAAGCAAGATATTGGTCTTGTTACCAATGGAGAGCAGGAGCAAAGGTAGATAACTAATGAGTAGATATAGAAAAACATTTAGAGAAGCAATGGCTGAGGTAGAACTTAATGAAGTTGGTTACCTACAATCAAAACTAAACGATAGACAAATTCAAAACATCAAAAAAATTTGGCAATTCAAAACTAAAAAAGATGTAACCCCCGCTGTGATTAAAATGATTAAGAATATGGATACGGTTACTCAAGGTGCCATTAAAAACGCAGGTATAAATCAATTATCAGATATTGCTGAAGGTAGAATGTCAGAGATTGACGCAATGAGAAAACAAGGTGCGTCAGCGGCTAAGATTGCAAAAGAATTAGGTATTGATGTAAAAACGGTAAAAGCAATTCTTGGCGAACAAGAAACTGACTCTGCTCAAGATATGCAAGATGTAAAACCTGGTAAAGAAAAAATTAGAGAAGATAAAAAAAAGAAAGATAAAGAAGACGTTGCTCCCGACAATGATGTACCTGTTGAAGTAAAAGAAGAAGAAACAGGTGAAGTAGAAAAACTTAAAAAAGAATTAGAAAAAAGTAGAGAACAAACGGTTGCTGTAAAAAATAAAGCACAAACAGACGCACAGAAACAAGCACAAAGAGCTAGAACAGCGCAAGATAAAATGGTCAACCCTCAAACAGGTGAACCATTATTACAAGTTGGTATTGCTTATAAACATCTAAAGCAAAAGATGGAAAAAGAAAAAGAAGAACAAGAAGCAAAAAAACGTTCAGATATGATTGCTCAAGCGGGTAAAGATAAATCTAAACTTAATGATGAAGAAGAAGAAATGACAGAATCGGCTGCCTCTGATAAAGCAAAAGGTATGGGACTAGACTATATGAAGTTTGGTCGTTATGGTAAAGATGGTAAGGTAACTCATAAAACTTCTGGTGACAATCTAGTAAAAGTAGGTAAAGATGATGAACCACAATCTGATACACCTGCTCCTAAAAAACCTGAAGCACCTAAAAAAGATAAACCAAAAGAAGCAGACGATACACAAATTAAATCAAGAAACTTTTTAAAAGACCTAGACAATGGTGATTTAGAAGATGAAGATGGCAATCCAATAGAATTAGATTATGATGATGAATTTTCATTTGACGCTGCTATAGAAAAATGTAGAGAAATGGGTCTTGATGACCTTGCAAGTGACCTTGAGGATGTAGGTAGTGATGTTGCTGAAGCAGAACCAGATAAAGCAGAAGCGGCATTTCAAGATGTGATGGCAAAATATAGTGGTAAAAAATTAGCGTCATTAGAAAAAATGAAAGTAGCTGATAAACAAATAGGTTTATTTAATGACCAAGCATATGGTGATATGCCTCAACAGACTTCAAAAAATATGGGACCATTAATTAAAGATGGTACAGCAACTTTAAAAACATTAGTTGATATGGTAAATGCAGATAAAACTGAAGGTACTCCTGGTAGTGGTACGTCAAATCCTAAAAAAGGTTTTAGACCAGAAGTTATAGAGACACTTCAGAGCCTAGAAGATATGGCTAACTCATTATTAAATGTAGCAGATGAAACTAAAGACGAAAAAATGAAAGAGAAACTTGAAATGATTGCAGGTGAATTAGAGTTTTGTTATGATGAAAATGCTGACCACGATAATTATACAAAATCACATAAATGTAATTCTTCATTAGAAGCTGCTTTAGATATGTTTAAAGATTTATCAAAGATGACAAGAAAAAATGAAAGTTTTGAATTAACTGAAGCAAACTTATCAAAACAACAAATTGATATACTAAAAAAAGAATATGAACCTTTTAGAGGTAAAAAGATTTCTGCTGCTAGAGCAAGACAACTTATGAATATTTTAAATAAGTTTAAAGATTCGGATTTAAAAACATTAAGTAAAGCAAACATACCTTTCTTATCTAGTGGTTCAAAAAGTAAACTTGCAGTAAGAGGTATGAAATTTACGGTAAAAAATATTAACCCATTTGGTGAATCAACAGATGAATTAGATGAAGAGTCATTTGACGAGGCTTGTTGGACAGGTTATAAACAAGTTGGTATGAAGAAAAAGGGTAATAAACAAGTACCTAATTGTGTGCCTGAAGAACTAGAAGAAGGCAAATTTACTAAAATACATAATTTACTAATTCAAAAAGGTCGTATGCAACAAGCAAAAGACAAACAAGGTGAAAAAAGAACAGATATTGAAATTGCAAAACAAAAAAGAATGCTTGGTATAAATGAAGTATTAAATAAAGATGATGAGAAGGCAATTAAACCTGTTATCAAACAACTTAAAAAATCTGTATCTGCTCACGATAAACAAGCAAAAAGTTTAGAGAAAGCAATTAAAAACGAAATGAAAAAAGATGACGCTTACGCAATAGGTATGGCGCAGGCTAAAAAAGTTATGAATGATGAACCGCCTTTACAAAAGAAAACAATTAAAAAAGGTCACGAAATTGCAGATAAGATTTTAAACAAAGAAGCAATTGACCCTTTTATGATTTCATATAGTAAACACGGTAAACACGCAGGCTTTGAAGGTGGTAAAACTTTACAAGACATACAAAAGAAAGCTCAAGAGTTGAGAAAAAAAGGTTTTACAATAGATAAAATGGGTAGAAATAATCCACCTGTTAAAAGAGAAAATGCACCAAGCGAAGCTGATATAGAGAGGTTGAAAAAACAAGGTATGAAACCAAGAAAAGAACAAAAAGAACACCCAGCGGCTGCTGTTTACGAACAAATTAAAGGTTTAAAAAATAAGGCCGAGAAATCAGGAATGCCATATGGTATACTTAAAAAAGTTTACGATAGAGGTATGGCAGCGTGGCGAGGCGGCCATAGACCAGGTACAACACAGCAACAATGGGCTTTCGCTAGAGTTAATTCATTTGTAACCAAATCAAGTGGTACTTGGGGTGGTGCAGATAAAGATTTAGCAAAACAAGTAAAAGGAAAATAAAATGGGATATTTAAATAACAAACCTGGTAGTATTGAAGAAGTGGTAAAAAATTTATCAAAGCATACTGAAGATAGTGGATATCAAAAGATGTTTAAAAAAGAACTAGAGAAGACTGGTAAAGGTCTTGCCTCTATGTCAGATGTTGAAAAGAAAAACTTTTTTAATGCAATAGATAAAAAATATAAAAAAGAATCAGAGCACGGTGAGACTATGACAGGTGTTAAAAAAACCAAAGTTGAAACCGAACCAAAAATCAACTATAATAAGTAAAAAAAGCGCTTGCCTTTTGTCTGGTATGTGTTATAGTATTAGTATGAAAGGACAAACACTATGAAAAAAATCTATTGTGATATGGATGGTGTCTTATGCGACTTTGTAAAAGGTGCTGAAAAACTTACAGGCAAAAAGATAGATGTTTGGGCTCAAGGTACCAAGTCTGAAAAATGGGGTCAAATAAAATCAAAGAGAGATTTTTGGTCTACATTACCTTGGAATCCAGGTGGAAAACAACTCTGGACTTTCTTAAAAAAATACGATACAGAAATTTTATCAGCGTATGTAGAAGATATATACGATAAGAATTGTATACCTGGTAAAAAACTTTGGGCAACAAGAAATCTTGGTGTTGCTTCAAATAGAATCAATCTTGTCAAGCGTGTTCAAAAACAACAATTCGCTGATAAGAACTCAATACTGATAGACGATTATCCTAAAAACGTCAATGAATTTAGAGCTAGAGGTGGACAAGGTGTTGTTCACAATGGTGATACTTCAAGAACTATCAGACTTCTCAAAAAACTAATATAAAATAGTATTTCCTTATAAATAGTGGTACACATTAAAAATTGAGTACCATTAACAACAATTAATAGGGAGAGAATACTATGTCATCTTGGACAAATAAAGACGAGGCTGCTGGAGCACCTTTATGGGCTGTAGCATACATCAAAAAAACACCAAGCTCGGCAAATAGAACTGATTTATTCGGTGATACAACTGCTGACAACTTTATCACAGGGGTTACTATGGGTCTTTTTAATTTTAAAGACACAGAAACACAATCTGGTAAAATTGCACACGCAGGTTGGAACTTAAAAACAACTGGTTCCGGCGGTAGAGCAAGTAGAATTCAGTTTGAAACATTAGTCGCATTGACTAATTCAGCTGACGCTTAATAATCAACAAACATAGGGGTAGGAACTATGTTCCTGCCCTTATAAATATATTAACAAAGTGATTGTATCAACTGGTACAAGTAGCATACCCACAAAGGGTTTTTAGGAGATAAAAATGGCAGATAAGAAAATCACACAGCTTACCGATTTAGGTAACGCATTAGCT